GGGTATTGGAAATACTATCAAAATTTACAAACCAATGCCCTTCGGGAAAGGATTTGGAGAGTATTATAAAGCAGAGAAACAACCTACTTAAAGTCATAAACTCTTTTGAAAAGAGGATAAATTCATTAAAAGCGACAGCAAAGAGGCTTGATTCGACTATACGTACTGTAAGGACAGTTATTAGTATTATTACGAATATACCAATCCCTACTGCAATCATACCGCCAATGTCGGGAGGTTTGGGTATTCCAATAAAAATATTAACAAAGTATAGTGATGCTTTGATTAGGTTGAATAAATTACTAGACGCACTGGAAGCAGATAGAAGGGGTATATTGGGTATAGTAGATTCTGTAGCAACAACACTAGCAAGTTTAAAAAATAGACTGAACGCAATAGACCTAGCAATACAAGAATGCAGTAAACAATCCCCAGATCTATCAAAAATAGTAACACAAGCACAGCCGAAACAGAATACTGGATCTGAAGGGACTCCTGATGCAGATTACGAGTATGAGAGTTACAAGCTTGAAATTATAGAAGATCCTAACTCACCAAAAATCGCACCTAGAAGGTATGCTATTGCAAAAGATAGGAGAGGAATTGTAGTATTAAGAGGAGAACCATCTTTTAGTTCATCTACAGATGTACTGCTAGATGAAATTAAATTTAGAATAGATAATCAAAGGTTTTCCTAAATATAAGCTATTTATAATAAAGGAAATTTAATGAATTACCAGAGAATTTACAATCAAATAGTTGATCGAGCAAAAGTAAGGGAATTGCAAGGGTATGGAGAAAGACATCACATCGTCCCGAAATGTCTAGGTGGTGAAAATAAGAAGGAAAACCTTGTAAAATTAACAGCAAGAGAGCACTACATCTGTCATAAGTTATTAGTAGAAATGTATCCAAATAGTGCTAAAGTTGCTTTCGCTTTTGTGGCAATGTGTAATAAGCGAAATATTAATCAGGAAGCAAGGTACATACCATCAAGTAGGGAGTATGAGCGAGTAAGAAAGCATTATGCAAATCTAATGAAAGGGGAAGGTAACCATAGGTACGGTAAAGAGGGTTTTTGGAAAGGTAAAAACCTACTAAATACACACAGAGGTAGTATTTCAAAAGCATTAATAGGTAATAAAAATAGCAAGGGTAAGCAAAGAAGCCTAGAATCAAAAAGAAGAATCTCAGAAAGTAGAAAAAAAGAGATATACCAATATACAAAACAGGGGGAATTTGTATCAAAGTATACTTCAATAAAAGAAGCAGGAGAAAGTATAAAAATCTCCAGAGGAAATATTTCAAAGGTGACAGATAGTGCTGGAACTGCAGGAGGTTATCTCTGGAGAAGTAAAAAAGTAACATAACTATTTATTAATATGAAGGTAGAACTTTTTAAAAAATTGATAAAAGAAGCAGTAAGAGAAGCAGTTCGAGAAGAGTTAATAGTAATTCTTTCTGAAGATGTAAAACCTGTTTCTAACAAACCCGTAATACAACATGTAACGAAGTATGCAGAACATAGACCTATAGTTGCAAAACCAGTACCTACAGGTAATCCTATTACGGATTTAATGAATGAGACAAAACATTCAATGACTCAAGGAGAATACCAAAACTTAGTAAGTGCAACATCTGATATGGTATCTGCACCAGGATTGGGTATGAACCCAATGATGGAAAACTTTAGACAAGGGCCTGAACCGGGGTTAGATATATCTCAGTTTGACTTTATGATGAGAGCAGGAGATGTTTTTAAAGCATCAGTTGAAAAAGATAAAGCAAGATTCGGAGGATAATGGCATTTCAAGTACAACAGATAAATCCACTAGATTTACAGCCAAGTGTTGGAGTGGGAGTGGGATTACCTTTTACATCAGATCAGGTATTCACAACTACCTACACCACTCAAGATGCTATAAAAACAAATCTAATTAATTACTTCTTAACCGGTAGGTCAGAGAGATTCTTTAACCCAGAATTAGGAGCAGGGTTGAGAGCTGTTTTATTTAGTCAAATGACAGAAGATGCACAAGATCAAGTTGAATACATAGTAAGAACAGGGTTAACAACGTGGTTTCCAAACGTAATAGTAAGAGAACTTTCAACACAATCCTCACCAGACACTAACACCTTCACCCTTTTCTTACAATATAGTATCGCTAATACTAATGTACAGGATGAATTATTAATAAATTTTGAACAATAATGGCTCAAGATAGAGAAATAAAATATGTAAATAAGAATTTTACAGACTTTAGAAGTCAGTTAATAGAGTACGCAAAGAACTATTTCCCAAATACCTATAACGACTTTACCCCTACCTCCCCAGGTATGATGTTTATAGAAATGGCAGCATACGTAGGAGATGTTTTATCTTTCTATCAAGATATGCAATTACAGGAAACATACTTACAGTATGCTAAAAATCCTGCAAATCTATATAACTTAGCTTATATGATGGGTTACCGTCCAAAAGTAACTACAGTATCTGAGGTAGATATAGAAGTATCACATTTAGTAGATGCAACACTTAACGGAGAACCAGATTGGTCACAAACTCTACAAATAGCAGCAGGAACTCAACTTAGTGCTACAGTAACTTCTCAACCTAAATTTTTTATAAATACAGGTATAGATTTTTCATTCTCCAGTTCATATAATCCTACAGATGTATTAGTAAGTAGTTTAGATGTAAATGGACAACCAGATCAATTTAGATTGATAAAAACCGCAAAAGGATATTCAGGAGAAGTAAGAACTGTTTCTGAAACCATCACAACTGTGGAGAAGTTTAGAACAATTACATTAGAAGATACAAATATTATAGGAATACTTTCTATAACAGACAATAACGGAGCAGGTAATACTTGGTACGAAGTACCTTTCTTAGGACAAGATACAATCTTTACAGACACTGAAAATACTAGTATAGATTCAGGGACAGTTCCGTATATGCTATCTCTTCAAAGAGTACCTCGTAGATTTGTAACAAGATTTACCTCTACAGGACAGTTGCAAATACAATTCGGAGCAGGTATAACAGGGCAAGACGACAGTTTAATTACCCCAGATCCAACCAATGTAGGATTAGGTAACTCTCAAGGAATTTCTAGAATAGATTATGCATATGATCCTTCTAATTTCCTACATACACAAACATACGGACTAGCTCCTCAAGGAGTTTTACAGATAAGATACCTAGTAGGAGGAGGAGTTGCAGCTAATGTTCCAGCAAATACAATAACAAATACAGTATCTGTAAACATAACAGGAACAGGAACAGGACTAACGTTTAACAACCTTGTAGCAGCTTCTGGAGGTAAGGACGGAGATACAGTTGAAGAGTTGAGACAAAACTCTATGAGAGCTTTTAATGAACAAGGAAGAGCAGTAACATTACAAGATTATACAGTTAGAGCATTGTCACTACCATCTAAGTATGGATCTATAGGAAAAGTATATGTTACTCAAGATCAATTAACAAACCCAAATTCTGCAACAGATAGTATTATAGATAGTAATCCACTTTCTTTATCTCTCTACACATTAGCTTACGATAATAATAGAAACTTAATAACAAGCACACCTACCCTAAAAGAAAACTTAAGAAAATATCTAGCAGAGTATATGACTTTAACAGACGCTATTAACATAAAAGACGCTTTTGTGGTGAATATAGGTGTAAATTTTGATATTATAATAAGACCAAACTACACAGGTAGAGATGTATTAATACAGTGTAACAATCTCTTACAGAGTTATTTTGATATTAGAAAATGGAATATAAACCAACCAATAGATTTATCAAACATATACACACTATTAGATCAAGTAAAAGGAGTCCAGACAGTTCAAAAAGTACAAGTAAATAACCTATCGGGAGGAAATTATTCACAGTATGCATATGATATAAACGGAGCTACTAGAAATAATATAGTATACCCTTCTTACGATCCTATGATCTTTGAAGTAAAATTCCCAGATACAGATATTAAAGGAAGAATAACAACATTATAATATGGCAGTATATAGAATATTTCCCGAAAAAGACACATTTATTTTTAGTGAAGCCTCTTCTACTAATGCAGGATTAGATGAAATAGTAGAAGTAGGAGGGTACTACGATGTTACCGGAACAGGAGAAACAAGCCGTATTCTTATACAGTTTAGTTCTACTGAAATCGCCGATGTTATTAACAATAAAGTAAAGAGTAATAATTACAGTGCGTCCCTAGGGTTGTACCTAGCAGATGCTTATCAAATACCGGTAAATACTACAATCTATACATACCCAGTTTATTCTTCCGCAGGAGGATGGGATAATGGTACTGGTAAGTATGGAGATACCCCAGTAAATACATCAGGAGTTTCTTGGGCATATCAAAAATCAGGACTAGGATCCTCATGGCTAACCTCAATATACCCAGCAGGGGTTACAGGTTCCTTTACAGGATCAAAACAAGGAGGAGGAAACTGGTATACAGCTTCAGGAGCAACCAATCTTGAATTTACTCAATCAAATCCTATGAATTCTACATACGATATTGATATAAATGTAACACCAGCTGTAAAACTATGGACATCCGGAACAATTGATAATAGTGGGTTTATAATAAAACTACCTAATAATTTAGAGTTTAATACAACTTCCTCTATAAGACTAAAATATTACAGTGCAGACACAAATACAATCTATCCCCCTTATTTAGATTTTAAATGGGATGATAGTGTTTACAATACAGGAAGTCTTTCTATCCTTTCAAATAGTATTTCAACTATTAACATTACAAACAATACCGGAAAGTATACAAACTCGGGAAAACAGAGATTTAGAATTTCTGCAAAACCTAAATATCCAGTCAGAACATTTACTACGAGTTCGGTATACTTAACAAAT